GATGTACGGCGAAATGTTTAACGATGCCACAGGCGAAATGGAAGAAATACCTTTAGCGCCTAGGTCGTGGCTACGCCAGCCAGACCCAGCCGTTACTTACAACTTCCTCATGGCTTGGACTCTTGACGATTTGCTATTTTATGGTCGTGCCTTTTGGTATATTACCGAGCGCACGCAAGACGGCTTCCCTAGCAAGTTTCAGCGGCTGCCGGCAGGCTCTATTACTACTTTGGATGAGCAAGGCCCCGTGTTCTTCCACCCCTCTAAGTCCATTAGCTTTGCTGGCAATGATTTGGACTATCGCAATGTTGTGCAGTTTCTCAGTCCTATTCAAGGCATTGTGTACAGCTCAGAACAGACCATAAACACAGCGCTAAAGGTAGAGCAGTCACGCTTTAAGAACGCTCAAAGCAGCCTGCCTAGTGGCGTGTTGAAACAAACAGGCGGCGAACCGCTAAGCGCACAAGAGTTGTCAGAGATTGGCGCAGCGTTTCAAGAGGCTCGACTAACCAGCCAGACCGCTGTGCTCAATGAGTTCCTGACTTATGAGGCGAGCACTGCCACCCCAGACAAGATGCTAATGATTGAGTCAGCACAGTACAGTGCGCTGGATTTGGCACGCCTATGTGGTGTTCCCCCTTACCTAGTGGGCGTGTCCACTGGCGCTTATGCCTACACCTCATCTGAACAATCCCGTGCTGATTTGTATATTTTTGGTGTCAAGCCTTACGCCGACTGCATTGCTTCTACGCTGTCAATGAATAACGTGCTACCGCGTGGCACCTATGTAAAGTTTGATACAGACAGTTACCTAGAGGAAAACTATGTAGCAGACAAAATGCCCGACACCGAACCAAAAGAAAATACTCAGGAGTCCCTAGCATGATGCGTTTTACCAGTTCCACATTCTCAGTTGATGCCGCCCAAGATGGCAGCCCTAAGCGCACCATCACAGGCATTGCGTTGCCATACAACACTGAGGCCACAGTCTCGGGTGGGCAAGTAGTCAGCTTTTTACCCGGCTCACTGCCCACAGACGGCAAAGCCCCGAAACTGTATATGAGCCATGACAGCACGCAAGCCATTGGCCTTGTCACTGAGCGCGCCGACAGCCCTGAGGCTATGTATTTCACAGCGAAAGTTTCAACCACAGCACTGGGTGATGAAGCGTTAGTGTTGGCAGCCGATGGTGTTTTGGACTCTGTATCGGTAGGGGTAAACCCAACCAAGTTTACTTATAGCGAAGATGGCGTAATGATTGTGGAAGCAGCCGACTGGCTTGAGTTGTCGCTTGTACCGCAACCAGCCTTTAGTGGTGCTACCATCACAGATGTTGCTGCAAGTATCCCCACATCAGAGGATGAAATAAGCAATAATACAGAAACGGCACCCGATGAGCCTGAACCCACAGAGTCAGAGGAGACCGAAGTGTCAGAAATTCCAGCCCCCGAAGTAATCCAAGCATCAGCTCTTTTTGCACAGCCAAAGCGTAAATTCGCTATGCCAACCGCAGGAGAATACCTTGCAGCAATGCACGCAGGTGGCGACACGTTTGCCAATGTAAACGCTGCATACAAGGAAGCAGTACGCGACCAGCAGACAGCACTGCAAGCAGCAGCTGGTGACGTTCTTACAACCGATACACCGGGACTTTTGCCAGTGCCAGTTCTTGGGCCTTTGTTCCAAGACCTCAATTTTGTACGCCCAGTAGTTTCAGCTTTTGGTGCTCGCTCAATGCCAAACACACCAAGCAAGACCTTTGTGCGCCCAACGATTACGACCCACACCAGTGCAGCATCACAAACCGAAGGGGCAGCAGTATCAGCTACCACTATGGTGATTGCTTCTAACACAGTTACTAAAACAACTGTCGCTGGTCAGGTCACATTGACACAGCAAGACATGGACTTTACAGACCCTGCAGCAATGAACCTTATTCTCAATGACCTTGCTGGTGAGTACCTTATTGCTACCGACAATATTGCAGCCGATGCACTTGTCGCTGGTAAAACAGCATCAGGCTCGACATGGACTGTAACCGCTAATGACCCGACCTCACTGATTAACGCACTGTATGACGCAGCACGCGAAATTGCTGAGGACAGTAACTACTTCCCAACTCACTTGTGCGTGTCACCAGATGTTTGGGAAAAGTTAGGCGCACAGCTTGACGCAAGTAAGCGCCCAGTTCTTGGTTACACCACAAATGGTGTACTTGGTCAGAACAGCCTTGGCCGCGTTGGTGGTCTTGGTTATAACTCAATGGATGTTATGGGCCTCACACTTGTGGTCGACAACAACTTTGCTGCAGGAACAATGCTTGTGACCTACGCACCGGGCTTTGAGATTTACGAAGCACAGCAAGGCGTATTGAGTGTTCCGAACCCAAGCACATTGAGCCGCACGTTCAGCTACTACGGCTACTTCTCAACATTCGTTGCTAAGTCAAGCTTCATCCAAGGCATCGTAATCGCTTAGTCCGAAAGGCGGCTACCGCCGATGGCTACATACACAGTCACTTTTAAGCAACTGCTAGACAACTATGCAGTGCTACAAACACTGACCGACACGGAAATAGAAGTTGGGCAATCCATCACTGTTGCTAGTGTTAGCGCACCCTTTAACGGCACATTCATTGTTTATGCCATGCCCAAGTATGAGTACATTGGCATAGACACCGAAGGTGATTTGCTGTTTAACAGCAATGTCAGTATCCCTAACCAAGTGCTGTTTGCTTGCACTGGCACAGATGTCGAACGCATAGCGTCAGCTACTGGCACGATTACCTACACGCAAAACTGCACATGGGTGACAGTGGCTGAACTGGTTACCTATCTTGGTGTTGACATCACTAACCCCAGTGATGATTACACTCTCGCGACCCAAGCCCGGAACGCTGCTAACGATTTCTGCTACAGGCGTAGGCAAGAGTCCGGCTATTTCGACAGTTTGACTACTTCACCGGGGCATGATGTCACGCTGGGCACGCTCATGTATGCAGCTGCTTTGTGGCGTAGTCGTGGCTCTGTGCAGGACACTTTCGCCACGTTCGATGGTATGGGTGCAGCGCCCGTCAGTGCCATGACCCCAGTGATAAAGCAACTGTTGGGCATAGACCGCCCACAGGTCGCCTAATGCCAGCGACTGGGCTTCTCAATGAGGCTATGGACGACCTCAAGACCACACTGTCAGCAGTGACAGGGCTACGCGTCGTTAGTGACCCGACAAAGATTGTGCCTAACTGTGTCTATCTTGACGCACCTAGTTTTGAGACCATCGCTGGTGGCGGCAACATCATCCGCGTCACTGTCCCAGTGCGTGTCATTGGCAGTGGCCCAGCAGGGCTACCAGTCCTACAAAACATACTGAGCATTGTCGCTACTGTGCTTGGCTCGAGCGTTGTCATTATGGCTGGGCAACCATCCATGCTCGATATTGGCGGCACAACCTACCCTGCCTACGATTTACAGATGGCTATGCAGGCACAAACCGCATGAGATACGCCACTACGGTAGGATTATCTGCTAGAACTATAAACAGATACGGAACCCGGCACCGTTTGACACAGGAGAACCATCGTGGCCACAAGTACATATCTCACTAACCCAACCGTAAATCTTGCGCCTACCACTGGTGGTGCCAAAGTCGATTTAACAGACCAATGCCGTAGCGCCACTGTCACACTTGGCGTGGACAGCCTAGAAAGCACAGCCTTTGGTGACACTGGCCATCGTTTCGTACCGGGCTTGCAGACCGTCGCTGTAGAACTTGAAATGTATCTGAGTTATGGCGCTAGCGAGGTTGAAGCCACATTGTTTGCCAACCTTGGCACAGGAACCACTGAGCTGACTATCTCGCCATCAGGCACATCAGAAACCGCTTCTAACCCTGAGTTCACAATCATAAATATGCAGCTTGTGGATTACACACCTATCACTGGGACGGTAGGCGAACTGTCAATGATTACCGCGTCATTCATTGGCGGCACATACACGCGAGATGTAACACCGTAAATAACCAAAGGAACCCGACATGAAATTGACACTATTAGTGGATGCTGGCGACGGCCCGTATCAAGTGCAAACCAGCCTGTACGTCATTGTGCAGTGGGAACGCAAATACAAGCGCAAGTCAAGCACCATAGGTGAGCAAGGCATCAGCATTGAAGACCTTGCCTTTATGGCGTACGAGTCATCCAAGGTGGCTGGCATCACAGTGCCTGTAGTGCTCGACGATTTCATTAAGCGGCTGGTTACTTTAGAAGTGGTGGACAATGACCCGGCAAACCCTACCCAAGCGGAACCTACCGCCATTCCCTAGCAAGTGTTTTAGTAGCCACAGGCTGGTGGCCACCTGCTGTAGAGTTTGACATAGCCGACTTGAATACCACAATCAAGTTGTTAAACGAAAGCCGAAAGCCATGAGCCTTGAAACTACTGCAGAGATAACAGGCCTAAAGCAGGCACTGTCAGAGCTCAGCAAGTTAGACAAGTCTGCACGCTTCAAGGCAGCAGCAAAAATTAAGGCTAGTAGCCCAGCAATGATGGAGAACGCTCGAGCACAGTTCCCAGCAGATATCGGCGTAACTGTAATTCACGGTATGGCACCTAGCAAAAAGGGCAAGGCGCGTTTGGCGTACGACAAAACTAAGGTGGACAAAGGCGTACAGATTATGGTTGGTGGCCGTTCTCGTGGTGCAGGCATTACACCGCTGGTGACGCTGGTGCAGAAAGATGCAGCTGGCGCACTGTTCTCACAGGCAGGCACAAAGTCAAACAGCCAGTTCAGTAGTTTGCTTGCTAATGTTTTTGGCAGACCACAGCGAGGCTTGTGGCGCTCACGTGCGTTTATTGCTGAGCAAGGCACCGCTGACATCATGCGCGCTGTTGATGAAGTGATTGCTGACGCTAACCGCGCACTACAAGCAAGGACTGCTGGCTAATGGCTATTTATCTTCCAATCGTTACGCAATTCAACCCAAAGGGATTGAAGGAAGCCGAAAAGGGTTTTAAGGATTTAGAAGGCGCGCAAGCCAAGGCGAAATACGCGCTAGGCAAAGCCAACAAATACGCTGCTGTAGCCCTTGGTGGTCTGGTCGCTGGCCTTGGCGATGCTGTCAAAGGTGCGATGGAAGATGAACAAGCACAGGCAATGCTGGCGCGTCAGCTACAAAAAACCACTGCAGCCACTGACGCACAGATTAAAGGCGTTGAATCCTACATAACTCAGCAGGGCAAGTTGAAGGGCGTAACCGATGATGAGCTACGCCCGGCGATGGCTGGGCTGGTACGCGCCACCATGGACATTGAGGAAGCACAAAAGGCCGCCAACCTTTCTATGGACATTGCAGCTGCTAAAGGCATGAGCCTTGAGACTGTCACTAAGGCTATGGAAAAAGCGTATGGCGGCAACATGACTGCTCTAGCAAAACTGTCGCCAGAGCTACGCCAAATGATTAAAGATGGCGCGTCTATGGATGAAGTCATGGCCGAGATGGCTGTTACTTTTGGTGGTGCAGCTACTGACTCTGCTAACACTGCAGCAGGCTCGATGAAGCGATTAGGTATTGCTCTTGGTGAAGCCAAAGAAGGTGTAGGCGCTGCACTGTTGCCAATACTCGAAAAGGCGTTGCCAGTGTTACAAAAGTTTGCTACTTGGGCACAAGAAAACCCAACACTCATCACAGCTGTCGCAGCGGCCTTTGGTGTTCTCGCTGCCAGTGTTGTACTGGTGAACGCAGCGATGGCACTCAACCCGGTTGTGCTTATCACTGCTGGCATTGTGGCGCTTGGCGTTGCCATTGTTATGGCCTACAAAAAGTTCGACACGTTCGGCAATGTAGTGCGCACAGTTGTCAATGGTGTTGCTACCTATTTTGAGTTTATGGCTAACGCATATATCAAAATGATTAACCTAGTCATTAAGGGTATTAACTTGATTAAGCCCGGCAAAGATATCGGCACGCTTGGGCAGGTCAGTTTTGGCAGGCTCAATGGTGAAGGTAGTGCAGCTGGTGGCGCTAACCCTGCAGGCCTTGACTACAAAGCAATGGCCACTGGCGGCATTGTGACTAGTCCTACTATGGCGCTGATTGGTGAGGCTGGCCCTGAGGCTGTTATCCCGTTAAACAAAGCTGGTGGGCTAGGTATGAACATCACAGTAAACGCTGGACTTGTAAGCACACCCGACCAAATTGGTCAGGACATTATCGCTGCCATTCAAAAGGCCCAGCGTCGTAGCGGAACGGTATTTGCGCCAGCATGAGTGTCCCAACAATGCAAGTGCTTGTGGGCTTTCAAAGCACTACTGGCTTTGGCACACCGTTTATGCTTGACAATGCTTTCTATGGTGTTCTCAATACTGCAGGGCGCGGCACATTAGGCGGCATTACATTTGTTGATTTAACAAGTCTTGTGGAGAATGTCAGCATTACCCGTGGCCGTTCACGCCAGTTAGACCAATTCAACGCTGGCACTGCTGTCATTTCTTTTAACAATGTTAGCCAAGTGCTAAACCCCAGCAACACAGCCAGCCCTTATTATCCGTTTGTGTTGCCTAGATGCCCAGTGCAAATACTTGCTAACGGCATACCAATTTACACCGGGCTAATCACTGACTGGAACCTTGACTACGACATCAGCAACCAAGACATGATGTACGCGTCATGCTCTGACCAGTTCACAGTGCTCGCCAACCAGTCGCTAAACGCTGTAACACCATCGGCACAGGCCACAGGTGCACGTATAAACACAGTGTTAGACCTTGCCGAAATTAACTACCAAGGCGCTCGAGCCATTGACACCGGCTCATCTACTCTTGGCGCTTTTGCTATTTCTCAAGACACTAACTGCCTTAACTATTTGCAGCTCATTAACACCAGCGAGCAGGGCTATCTATTTATGTCTGCCAATGGCACTCTGACTTTTAAGGGTAGGTCTAGTGTTCTAAACCCAGTTGCTGGGGCCACGTTCAACACAGACGGCACAGGAATTAGGTACCAGTCGCTTATTAACCAATTTGGTGATGAACTGCTCTACAACTACATAGTGACGCAATCACCAGCTGGGGCTGTACAGACAACTAGCAACGCAACCAGCATCGCTTTATACCAAGCCCAGCAATACGCGCTAACTAATCTGCTAAACAGCACTGTGGCTGAAGTGGCTGGGCTGGGTAACTATTTGCTGGGCAAATACCAGAACCCGGTGCTTAGGTTCACAGGGCTATCTACCGAGATGTCAGCGCTATCGGCCACTAATCAAGACGTCATTTTTGGCCTTGACATGACCAGTATCGCCACTGTGGTTAAAAACTTTACTGTGGGCACCCCAGCGACTGAGACACAAACCCTGATTGTGTCGGGCATCGCCCACAACATCACGCCCGGCTCTCATATTGTTTCTTATACTTTTGAGAGTACGGACGGCAACCAATATCTAACCCTTGACAATGCAATCTTCG